ATGGGAGAAAAGGAAACAAGAACTGGCTGGGAAGACTCAGTAATGGGAGAATTTGACTTTGAGAAGGGAGAGATTCTCACAAATCTCACGCTTCTGGAAGACCACGGAGACAAATTTCCATGTCCTTTCTGTATTGAAAAGCATCTCAGCAAGGTAATAGGGTATGCGGAGGAGGTTAGTTTGGGAGAAGACGATAAGGAGATGAAGGAACTTGCGGAATGGGCTAGAGAATGGCGAAGGAAAATTCAAGGAGCAAAAGAACATTCGCATGACAACCCTAGAACAAGAGGGTTTTTGCCTCATGGACTGACTGGACTGACTGAATGTGAGAAAGAGCATAGTGATATCCGTAGGAAGCTTGCGAAATGCATCAAAAAGGTTGAACTGAAATGTTGTGGTCGTCATACAAAGGACTATTCCGCTTGTGAATGTAACCCCGTTGCAGTTTGCAGAGCTTCAATTCCGTGTCCTTAAGAATTCTACAATATTTTTTAGGTCGCTGCAGCCTCTCTGTTAGACATCTTGATGCTTATTTTGATACCAACAGACATAGTATTCTTTTGGTCTCTGAAATGGGACGACGTAGATGCAAATATGGTAGAACCATAAGTGGACCTTGCAGGAAAAGGAAAAGGAGACGTTAACTTTTGGATAAATGCTTCCGTAATCCTCGAACTGGGGTTATGATGCGTAGAAAACCTCATGGAAGAGGATTTGAACGGTGCAGAAAGAGAGGTAGAAGACATGGATATACTAGGAAATCTTGACCCTGAAAAGCTTTTCAGAAAAGTTGAACAGAAAGCTCCAGTCCTAGGAAACCTTTACGGTTTCTTTGGTCCGTTAGCCGCTACTGCTGGTAGTCAAGGAAGAACAGAAAACGCCTTAGACGCTATCATCAGAGAACTTTTCGCACTGACTAACCCAAAAATGCCAACAATAGAAGGCATAATTTACTGGTGGAAAGACTGGGCAAGCGGAACAGCCAAAAACGGCATTGTTGCATGGCTGATAGGAGAAGTTCTAGGTAACTCAAGGATTTCAGACTTTGGCGTTAACACACTGAAAGGAACAGCGCTTGCCGCTTTAGTTGGAGAGATAGGGCAAGGCGGGGGTGCGCCCTACGGTCCTAACCCAGCCAACCCAGATTTCCCATTCTCAAATCCAAGAGGACCAACTCCTACGGGAGTTAACCCATATGATAGGTGATAGTGAATGCCAATAGGTTCAGACGTAGTAGGACCAACAGTACTGTCAGCCACTTCAGACGTTCAGTTAGGTGGAGCTTCATGGAAAGTTCCAGCAGGAGTAAAATCCATCCTTGCTGTCATTCCAGTAGTAAGCTCTCCGGGTGGACCCACAGCCGCACAGCCGATAGCCGCAAAGCTCACAGTTGAAAGCGATGATGTTAAGGTTGCTCCTTTCATTGTTCCAGCACAGATAATCGGGTCAAGCTTAGGTCTGTCGGGTGTTCAGCCTTCTGGGAAGAGCATGCAATATCCCATGAATTTATCCGTTAGCGGTGGCAACGAAATCAACTTCTATGGAACTGGACTTTTTGACCACACCATTGAACCGTATATGTCTGTAACAATCATCTACGCTGATTACGTAGTAACTCCACAATACCATGCGAAACTTGGAACCTTCACCAACACGGGAACTGCCGCCGCCGAGGCATCGGGAACCGCTTACAGCATAAGCGGCGCAAAAGCCATCAAGAAGGTCATAGGGTTAGTGGTTGGAACAACTGTAGCAACGACAAAGGGAATCATGGGCAAAATCAGAATGAAAAGTTCTGATTTTAAGGTTCCATGGGAACTGAAATTTCATGTAGAGCCTTGTCATGGTGTCATAGCTACTAATGCAACGACAGCCTCAGCACAAGAAGCTACTGCGGGGGTTGTTCTGTTGGATGTTGATATACCCGTTGCGTCTCCATGCAATATTCAAGACTACTTTACATTGGCTGTTGCATTAACGACAACTGGCAATTTCCTGACAGGTGTCATGTATGTGTAGGTTCAACGACAGCCTACCCAAATTCACCGTTTTAGGGGTGAATTTTTTTGTCTTCTGAAAGGTCTGAAATTCTGAATCTCAGAGATTTCATTTACAAGTTTCTGGGCAAGAAGCTCTATGAGTTGACTCTCAGAGGTGACTATGTTCCTCAAACTGGGGCTGATGTCATCAAGATGTTGGAGGTTCCGTTCTGTCATAGACTTGTGCGGGTGGAAGTCAAGCATACTGATGGGAGTGACGTGGATTCTACGGCGGCGTTTACATGGTCTTTGTCAAGACGGACAACAAAGAATCTGTATTCAAAGATTGTGGGGTATTCTGCCTCTGTTGTCACTGATTTTGTGGAAGCTTTCGGTGAAACCTATGAGTATCCTAACATGGAATACAAGTTAGTGACCAACACAACCAATGGACATAGAATCTATTTGAAAATGACTATTCAACTGTTGGATTGAGAACATGAGAGAAAGCCTCTTAGACGGACTAAAAGTTTTGAATGACCGTTTACTTTATCTTAGTCCTTTGTATTGGTTAACAACCTTCATCAACACCGCCACTAGCCACAATCTATACGTTCCCCATGGAACTGCTCCCACAACAAAAGACATAGTTCCAGTAGGGGAATGTTGGATGGTAGAGGGAATACATTGTTTAGGGAGCAATTCAACCTTTAACGGACCTGTAAACATAAATCACAACATTTGTTATCTCATGAATGTTAATAGTCGGTTCAGGCAAGGCGCACAAGCAACGGGTGAACCTAATGAAACAAACTCAGACGCTTTTGTCCATCGGTCTAGTCTAATTCAGGTTAGCACGTCGCCAAGTGCGCATTGGTTACATGACTTGGCTAGTAGTCTTTATCATCAAAATCCCGTGCTGACCATGCATGAGAGGGACAGTATTCTCTTTGAATTGACGGGGTTAACTGTTGGGAACGTGGAGATTCTACAAGTGGTAGGAAAGAAGTTTAAGGTGATTTGATTGAAGTTGGACCTTGACCCTAGTCTTCAGCGTGTCATAGCCACAGGGATCCTGCTTTTCCTTGAAGTATTGCTGGGAAATATTATCGTGCAACTTCAGACGGGAAACTATCCTAGCCCCATTCAAGCTTTAACAATTTTGTGTGTTTCGGCTCTTTCTATAGTTACCTACTTGTTAACTTTCTTGCGTAAGGAAGAGGAAAAGGAGACTGAAGACAGTGGGTGACAACCCAAGGATTTTGACGGAATGGTTATCTACTAATCCTCAGATGAATGAGGACGTTAAGAAAACTATAGTTAAGCAAACAACGGTCATAGCTAGACCCATTATGAGTTCCAACATTTTTGACCTTTCAACGGTTCCAGACAACATCATGTTTTGGTTGGTCTTACTTCAGTTGGGAAAGAGAAATCCCGCTAGTGTGGAAAGGCTTTTGAAGACTCTTTTTCAAGCTTGCGGAGACGCATTAGAAGCATATTGCAGAGCTGGAGCTGGCAACCGTATTACTGCATGGGGAAGTGGAGTATTGACAAGCATCTTTATGGAAAGGTTCGGACTGTTGACTCACGCACAGACTACGGGCTTTCATTTAGGGTTGAACATCATAGCGGGTGCGGAAATCACTGAAGAAATAGCGGCTGAAATAATGAGTATCTTCCCGTGGAATTTTGCGAACAAGGACCTAGATTTCCCAACAACCCTTGTTCTAGGAGACAAAAGCAGAACCTTCAAGGTTACGAGAGGAGTCAAGTAGTTTCTTCACTGTCTTCCTTTTCGTCTTCCATGATGTCCTTAACTGTGTCTTTAATTTCCTTCCCTACGGTCCTAACTGGTTTGAAGGCAAAAGCTACAAGCTTTCCGTAGAGTCCTTTCTTCTTTTTGTCTTTCATAGGAGAAAGGAATAGTTAGGGAGACTTTTAAGGGTTCTTGATATCAAAGAAAAAAGTGATAGTTTCGGACAAATTTTGTTCAAAAGTTGTCTGTTAACATCAATTTGATTTTGTTAACAAATTTTCTGCTCATCCATATGGAAAATCCATATCGTTAACAAAATTGACACCAACATCATATGCCAAAAAAAAGAACTGTTAACATTATGATAACTTGACAAAAGAAGCTCAAAAAAAGCCTGATTTGTTAACAAATTCTCCTCCCCCGCAAAGTGTTAGGTTAAATGTTAGCTTCTAACTAACAATTTCCATAGTTTTGTGTCTAAAAGCACTTTCTAGATGGAATTAAGCATAATCACGGTAAACATATCAAATGTAAACACTTAATGAAAGGATATCTAAGATTGATGTTTCTTCCAAAACAGGTAAACTTTTGTTTGGGTTAGGAAGACAAGAATACGAAGCATTTTAGCCAATTTTTCAAGACTCGCCGTATCCACAAGGGCTTCAAATTCTTTTGTGGTCAGAAATGCTTGGCGAACACCCATGATGCGTTTTCGATAGATGCTTCCCGAAATCTCTTTGAAATCCCTCTTAATCCCCTTTATGTCTTCAGTCGACATCCCCCACAGTTTTTCTAGATTTGTTCTTTCTGAGGTGAGGAAGATCGGATTGAAGTGTAAGGCTCTCAATTTCTCAACAGCCCTTAATATTTCCGGGTGAGGCTTGGTTTCCGCAATTTTCGTCATGCCAGCCTTCTCGAAAAACGGGTTGTACTTCGCCATAACCGCTAAGGTCTCAACGTAAGGCTTACCAGCTAAAGGAAGGGTTTCTGCCACAATTTTCACGCCCAACCCGATAGTGCGGTATTTGGGATGAACAACAACCCTGGAAATTCGGGTTAAGGTGCGGTTGATTTCCTGAATTGACAAGTTTCTTCCAAAGGCTTTGCGTCTCCCAGACACCGCAATGGGAGGAGAACCGTAAACGATTACGCCGGCGGTTTCTTCGCCCCTTTTCAAAACAAAAATCTTTTGGTGGGCAAAGAGGCGTGAATCTCTATAGTGAAAGCCAGCTAACTTTTCATAGTCCTCCTTCGTTCCTTCCTCCACGTGCATTTCCTTGACAAGACTGCATTCTCTGTTGATTTCGTTCGGAAAGTAACGAACCTCTATTTCTCTTCCGAACCGCTTGTGGATGTGAACCGACGGCTTCAGATCTTGAAAGAGGTCGGTGTGGGTGGTAGCTGCAAAAACAGCTTTCCCCTCCTCCCTCGCAATTTTCTGAAGGTTGAAGCCCACGATTTTGGCTGTGTCCCGGTCTAGCGTGGAGCAAAACTCGTCTGCAAACCAATACTGCCTATCGGCTTCAATCATCTTAGCTAGTTTATATCGATATTTCTGTCCGTCGCTGAGTTGATTGTAGCGCCGTATAAAAAGGAAGGCGTCGTTTAAACCAACCCTAGAAAGGAGGCTTAAACTCTCATCGAAGGTTTTTCCAACAGTGTCGATAAGAGGCTTCGTCTCTTCAACTTCAACATCGTTAATATTAATTGTTTCCGAGCCAAGGTCTTTTTCCAGCGTCCTCAACAAAACGCTTTTTCCGCTTCCACTGTCCCCGGTGATGTAGACTATGTCGTTGGGCGCAATCTTCAACTCCACGTTGTCGTAGATCACGTGTTCTTGAAAATCGTCTACGCCAAGGCCGAAGGCCTCAGCAACCTTAACCGTGCGGTCTGTGATGTCTGTTCTAGTTTTGTAGGCAATGTTAATCCTGAAAACGCCTGCCTTCCGATCATATTTTTTCGTTATTCTAGTGATCTTAAAGAGTTCGCGGATTCCCATGTTACCACGCTCTAACCAGCTTGGATGGCGCCTCTGCCTGTCTAGTTGAGAGGCAAGCTAGGGCTAGCGCCCAAAGCCTATCGTCATGGTTTCCCTCCGGATGGCTGAATTTCATGTGTCCATCCTTTGTGAGTCCAAATTTTTCGCAGTGAATTTCAGCAATCAATTGGCTGTCGTAGGGTAAAGCTAGCTTCCGGGTTTGCATCAGCTCCCTCATGTGGCTTAACACCTCCTCTTTTCTTTGGGTGGTCAAAATCACGCCCTTTGTGTTGGTGACGATGGCGCTCATGTCTTCTACAACGTATTCGCCGACGCCAATCTGGTCCACATAGATGGCTTCTACTGTTTGGTATCGGTCTGTTAGGGCTTTTATGTAGCCGATGACGCTGGCGTAAGGTGTGCCCAGTTTAAACCTGCACAGATGAACTAGGCGAATTTGTTCCTTGTCCAAAAGTTCTACAACCGCCACTGCGCTGTAATCCTGTTTCTTTCCAAGGTCCACTCCGATGCAGAATCTGCCGGAGAGATGATCCTCGAAATCGGCGTATTCTAGGGCGCCGTCAATACAGTGGGTGATGAGGTCTTGAGAAAAGTAACAGCTTTCATCTTCAACCCATTCCGCCTCCATCTCACGTTTCCAACGCCAAGGGTCTTCGGCAAATTGTTTGCGAATTTTCTCGAGAATACCCGCTTTTAATGGACCGTGGGGCTCAACTGCTTGTTGCCAAGTTACGTGATGTTTGGCGAAGTCTTCGTAGTCAGGGTGATAGAAGATTTTGTAGAAAATGCTATCCTGATTCCATGGCGTGCTACTGCAAACAAATTTGCCGTTTGTTGTGCCAAGAGTGAAAAGCACGGCGTCATATAGCTCTTCATCGTTAGCCACAAAATTGTATTCATCGATATACACGAGGTTTAATGAAGGACCCCGAATCGTATCCGGGTTGTTTGGGAAGGCTTCAATGGCAGAGCCGTTGGTGAAGCAGATAACTGTTTTCAATGGTTTAAAGCACATGCCGGGCGGTAGGTTTCGTACAAAATGGCTTATACGCCGAATGATTAGTTTGGCTTGTCTCCAGCTTGGACCCACAACTGCTATGTAGCTGTCAGGATGCGTAACCGCATACCAAAGCAGTAGGGCAGATACAATCCAGCTTTTTCCGCTTTGCCTGCACCAACGAGCAGCGATAAATTGATTTTCCAAAAACAATTTGATGAATTGTTTTTGATAGTTTGTGGGTTCAAATCCCACAACCTGTCTAAAAAATAGGATGGGATCGTTGCTTAGCTTCTGGGCTTTAGCGACTTCAGCCTCATCTACTAACTTCTCACTTTGCTGTAGGCTGAACCATCTGGGCAGTATCTGGTTTGGACGCATAGCCCTTGGCTTTTTCCGTAAGCTCAGCATATTTTTCCTCCATTTCGAGTAGTTTGGCTTCTACGGTTCGGTAATCGATGTAGTCAGCAAGTAATTCCTTGTATGTCTTAGCAAGTGTTGCCACAACATGTAGTCTTTGAATTTCAACTTTGTCAAGGTCTGGCTTAACAGCAGCCTTTAACGCTCCAGCCAAAATTTTCAATGCTTCCTCAACGCTCGGTAACTCTACGGGAAGGCTAATTTCATGAGTTGTTGAACGCTGTTTCTGTGATTGTTCAACAACACGCAGACCCAAACGCATCAGTTTCATACGTACGGCTTCAACCGACTTGTTCATGGCTTTGGCTACACTGTTCAAGTCGTGAGTCTGCTGCCACAACTCACGCAATTGGGCTATTTCTTGTTCCGTCCAAGGTTTGCCGGGCATTTCATCAACACTCAGGCTTTTTGTCCAAAGAATGTTCCAAGGAGGGTCCCAACAACCAAGGTGATGGTTGCAAAGATTTCGATGTTGAAGTTGCCTAGAAAGGCTATGTGGACTATTTCCAAAGCTACTAGCAGAACCAGCGCTATGATTGCAGCTAGCACCCCATACACTAGGGTTTGGCTGGGTGGAATTTCAACTCGCTTCACTTTCTTGCCTGATTTGACCAGAACCTTCTTTGTTAGGAGTTTATAGATGCGCCCTTTCATGTTTCTCCCACCTGCATTTAACTGTGGAAAAACAACCCGCCTTGGTTTTGATTTTCATGAGGTTTTTCTTAATGATCTCATGGAACTTTTCCTCTAGGTCTCGATGTCTTCGCACCTTGATTTTTTCAATCATGCCAACTGGAATGCAGTTGTAAACCAAGTCATAGGTTTCTTCTGTAATTTGGAAGATGTCTTTCAGCAGAATCAGGTGTTTCATGCGTTTTCCTTTAACTCCAACGAAGTGTCCGACGCTGGCTACTGGCGTGTCAAAATGGGGTTCGCCTCCTTCTCCGGTTCTGCCCATGGCTTCGCTGGCGTCAAGCCAATAAACTCGAATGAGGTCGCCAAACTGTAACCGAGAGATAGCTTGGGGCACATGCCCTTGGTCATTCATTAAGCTCGGACAACTCCTGCTTTTGTGCGGGCTAGGGCGCTGCTTTTGCTTTTCAGAGCATAGAGGTAATCTGCCAGTAGAGGCGCCTCCTTTCCAAGTTCCAAAGTGAGTTCCAAGGTTTGTTCCGCAGCGTTTACATGATATTCCACGCTTGTGATGCGAAAGTCTGAGTCTATGTTTTCGTTTGGCAAAGTAACGTGAATTTTGTCTCCTGGAAGGATTCTGTTTGTGCCGTAGTCGATAACATTGCTTCGGATGGTTAGGTATTCAGCTGGGTCTTTCAAATAAGCCAGCAAGGCTTTGGCTCTTAACATGCATTCGTTGTCGCTGTGGAGTTCTTCGTCCACTTCCACGAGTTCTCTAAGACCATAGTTGTTTTGGCTAGTCAAGTCTTCTTGGGTGGCTTCCCATCGGCATTGGTTGAAGAAGAGGTTGTCGATCCAGAAGCTGCCTGTTCCGGTTCCTGAAAAATGTACATCCCAAAGGATTTCATTGATTGTTTCCCAGTTGAAACCAGCATCCACAGTTTCCCATTCGTTTTCATGTTTTTTGCCTACGTTAAATTTCTGCAGATACCACTGATCAGCCTCGAGCTGAAATCGTTTAATTGCCCATTTTCCCGTGTTGTCTTGGAGAATTACGTTTGCTTCTCTGCTAAAGGCTGATTGCCGCCTAATCTGAAATTGTAATGTTGGATATTTGTTGCAGTTTGGTTGCCACCCAGATGGAATAACTAAACGAAGACGCCCATAATAGTCGGATTGGTTTGTTGTATGTTTTATACTGTAGGAACCCGCAGTTTTGGTTTCACCGTCAAGGGAGACGCTTCCGGTGCCTGTTCCACTCTGCCAATCATCCACCTGATCACCATTAATGTCTAAGGTTTCGGTCCAAGAGTCACCGTCGGTTGGATACTTTTTCTCTGCTGCCCCAAAAACTGTGATTTTATTTCTTATCCTCTGAATGTCCTTCCGATATTCGCTTGCCTCAATTAGCTCTGAAAGGCTGATGGGCGATGTTTTGCTGTTTTTTGGGAAAAAGGCGAATTTGGCGTCGTGTTCCACTCGAAAGTCATATCCGATTACGCCGGCTTTGTCGGCGCTTTCTGCAATGTACCGTAGAACGTCGAAAACTGGAGTGTTCTCATATTCCAGCTTTGTATATGTGGTATCCGTGTTTTCTACGAGTTCAGTTGAGTTGCGAACGTGGCTTAGTTCCACAAAATAGTCGATGAGGTCCTTAACTATTTCCTCACCCTTCTTATTCTCATAGGTTTTTGTAATCACCCGCCTGAAGAGGCGTTCACCCCAGCATCTGCCTCCAACTCGAATGTAGTTTTCAACAGGCGTAGATTCGCAAACGATTTCTTCGACCCGAACCGTAGCTATTAGGGGACAGTTGCTTCCTCTTCCAATGCTTATGCTTCCGTCAACGCCTACATTGATTGGGTAGGTTTCAGTGTATTTCTTGTCGAAATTCTGGAGAAGACAGGAGAAGCTCGAAACTTCATTGGTGCATCCCAGATGAACCCTCAAGTCTAGAACGTCGCCTTGTGGAGGCGTAACCGACCCAAAAACAAGGGCTACGACTGGCAAGGCTACGCTCATTCAACACCCCTTCTTCGCAGGGCTTCTTCTTCGCCGGCTCGTCTGATACTCCGCCCATAACCAGACGTCTCAGCCAGAGCAGCGTTATAGTTTTTCACAGAAGCCGTTGCCGCATTCATCTGAGACGCAAAATACCACATGGCAGCCGCAGCAGCAACAATCACAGCTAATCCTACTCCGGTTAGGGCTAAGAAAGTCGCGTAACTAATGTTCAGGGCGTTTTGGGCTGCGGTGGCTACCCAACAAGCAGCAGCATAAACTTTTTGGGCAATGGCTACTCCCCAGCTGCTTCGCATAAACATGCCCAAAGCCATGACCACTGAACCTATGCTGGAAAGCCATCTGGATTGTTCAGCGGTTAACAACCCAAACTGCCTGCCAAGATGAGCAACTGCGGTGCTGGTGGCTCCTAAACCAACAAAGGCGGCACCAACAGATTTTATCTGAGCCTCCATAGATTCCGCGTCGGTTTTGATGCGGTTAAACTCGCTCGAACAACGATTAACAGCCCTTATTGTGACAGTCATCTCGTGGAAACTCATGAGCCAGCCTCCCTTACTGCTTGGCTAATGACATGATCAATTCGGTTGACGAGAACTGGCATTCGAAACTCAAGGGCGTTGCTTAGAAAACGGCGAGCCCGAATGTACCTTGTCCCAAACTCCTGATAAACAGCGTAAGGAACAGCTGCACCCAACCGTATGGTCCAGTCCTGCACCTTAACATAGATGCTGTCCCGTAAACGACCAGTTCGAACAGGACAGCGAGCCCTAGCAACATTCTTCATGACTTCCCCTTCCAACCCCATAGCCTCCTGAACATGGCGTTTCAAACCATCATCTAACCGGCTCAGTTTCTGACGCAACTCTGGAAAACCCTCAACATTTATTTCCATTTCAACAGACATGGCGGGGCACAACTCCCTTCGTCTTTTTCATTTCCTCCTCGGTTTGGCGATCTATTTCTTTTAGAATCACGAGGAATTCCTCGACTTTTTTCGCGGGCTGACGTGCCAGCTGAGTTGGAGTCCACCCAAATTCTTTGCAAAGGCGGAACTCTGTGAGACTAGAATGAGCTTTGCCACGCCTCATCGCCCTAACGAGTTTTTTGCCTCTTCAAAGCTTACACTGCATAAGCTGTTCACAACTCGGCTGAAGAGTTCGCCGAGTTCGATGGGTATGCCGTTTTCTTCGCTGAGCAACTTCTCGAGGCTTATGGGCTTTTTCGCTGGCTGTTCCTTGAGGCTAGCCCAGATGGTTTCAGCTTGGATGGCTACGTAGTCGCTGTTCAAGATTTGACCGGTTACTGAATGATACTTAGTGTGTTTTTGGATTATGCGGTTGCGTTTAGCCCAACTGATTTCCTGAAACACGTATTTGCCAGCGTATTCCTCTCCGAATCGACCATCAATTTCAAGGGTTTCTGTTTTCAAAGCCATCGCCACCGACTAACTGATTGCCACAGTTTTTGCCACGAAGGAGGCTTTCACAGAAACTAGGTCTTCGATTCTTGTTGGCGCCGAGACGCTTTCCCACTTGCAGTTGCTGAAAACCGCCTTGTTTGTTCCTCCCAGCCCAAACTCTAAAGAAAATTCTGCGTCGTTGATGACGTCATCGAATTCGTCTTTAGTTTCGAAGTCAAGGGTTAGTTCTCCGCTGCAGTTTCTGTGGCGTTCTGGAAGGTATTTGAGTAGATGTCCGCTGTTTGTCCTTATGACTGGCACCCGTTTTAAGTTGTTCTCGATGACAAAGCGGAAGTCTGTAACCCGCTCCAGCGTCGTTGCACCCTTCTTGACATAGCTCTCGTAGTAAGGTACAGCTCCAGAATAGTCGGCGTAGGTGGCGCCACTGATCTTTGAGGTTCCAACAGCCACATCCTGACCAAACAGCTCAGCAGTTGCCTTCAACAAACCCTCCACGGAACATTCAACGCTTAGACTCTCGAATCTACAACCCTTATGCAGCAAATCAACGATACCACTTGATTTTTCGTAGATAACCTCCACGCTCAAGGATTTTAGGGTCTGAACATGCTGAAGAAAGTTGATGGGAGCTTCGCTGGGCACGTTGTAGGCAATCTTGAGTTCCACTTGCCTCAATCCTTTGCGGATGGTCTGCAGATCTCGGGATCCGGTGCCCCGAACCTTTATGAGGATGGGGTTTAGGGCTGGTTCCACATTTTCTGCGGTAGCTATTCCCAGCATAGACGGGTTTATGGGAGTCACTCCGTAGGTTGTTTCTTCCACGTAGTAGACTTTTGCTTCATGGGCTCCATATACTGGTGTAGTCATTTCTTTTCACCTCTTTTTACGTAATCATAACATTTTCAAACAACCATGTTTTGACCGTGAACTCTGTGCGCCAGAGAAACGGTTTAACGCGCACTTCATCCTCGTCTCGATAGGAAACTATGTCCACGTAGGTGATTCCTTCAACCGTTACAAGGCAGCGGGAATAGTCGCAGTAGATGGCGGCTGGAGAAACGCCGTCGCTTGGGTTGGTGGTTCTCGCAAGCAGATACACATAGCCATCAGCGTCGACGAAGTCGGTTAGGGAAGAAGTCAACATTACAATGATTTCTTCATCGCTTCCGCCCGTTCCAGTTTGGGGGTTTTGCCAAGCAGAAGCGTTAGAGTTCCAAACTTTCACCGTGACACCGTTTCCAGCAGGCGCTGTTCCGTAGCCCTCAAACTTCAGGACAATTTCCTTAACGGTTTTCTCGTCGGATTCAATCTTAACACGGAACAAGAGGAGAGAGTATTTGCCATTCTCAGACTGAGAATAGCTGAAACGTTGGTCGTCGCTGCGCCAAATCTTTTCATGATCTGCCGCCGACAACTCTGTCCAGTCTGGCGCATCCGGAGTTAGCTCAGAAGCAGATTTTGCGTAGTAGGCCTTGTGAGTTCCAGTGAGAGGTCCAACTCCAACATAATCATAGATGGTTTCGTTGGGTTTCGTTCTTTTCTCCCGAAGGACTCGGTTGACTTCCTGCCTAAGTTTATTTCGCATCTCCTTACCTGTGACGCCGGGCTTGTCAATTACCCAAATGTTGACGCGGGCGTATCCAACTCGTCTACGCATTGTTGCCGACAGCCCAATTTTTTGGTCTTCGCTGTGGTCGAGACCCACTGTCACCTGCCCATCGTAGTTTTTGAGGAGTTCTCGGTCGTACCATTCTGTGCTGACGTAGATTTTGGCTAGGGAGCCGTCGTCCTTCACAACTTGGAGGTTTTTATCCAGAAGGCGGACGAGGGTTGTGACAGGGTCTTCTATTTCGGTCATTAGCCAAGAAGCCTCCTGCACACGGCTCTTCGATACATGAGTTGCCCTTGAAAATCAAACTCCTCGACTGGTCCAACTTCATAGTCGACACCTTTTCGTCGGATTTTATCACGGTGACGGATGGGCGCAAAAACATGAACTGTGATGTAGTCGTTGACGATGTATCCTGGCTCCATGACAATTTCGTCTGGTCTGGCGAGGCTGACTAGGGCTTTGATGGTTACGCCTTCTCCGTAGGAGATTGATTCCTCGGCTTGCCTCACGGGATAGAGGGTTAGGTCTTCGCCATGGGACCTCAGGATTCTGGTGAAAGGCGTTATTGGTGGACTATAGTTTAGGAAGAGGAGGGAAAGCCAAGCAACCGTCACTGTAGCCTTCTTGTTTTCAACGGCGCTGTAGTCATCAAATTTGACGCCCCAGAACATGAAATCCTCTTGATGAGAGTTTGTTATGTTGAAGCTGAATTCTAGGGCTGACTTGTCGTGGCCAGTTCTAATCTGCCACAAAATCCCCGCTGTTACGGCGTCGTAGTATTCGCAGTCAACCTTTCTGGAAACCACATCAACGTAGCCCGACCAGCAGACGGCGGAGTTGTAGGCTGGGTAGTCTGCACTCGGACCAATCGTGTTGATGAACTCGTAGACTTTCTTAACCGTCAAACTCCAGCCCTCATGGTGGAAAAGGCCGTTTAGGGCGTAGCCGAAATCGTCGTCGTAGATGGTGTTTGATGTGCCTACTTTGAGCCATTCTCCGTCTCCGTTTGGGGGAGGAGCATAGCGACTGTAAAGTTCCTCGAAGCCGCTTCTATAGAAGTTAACAGCGTCGTCAATCATGGTTTGGTATTTTGTTTCGCTGGTGCGTTCATAGAGCATTTTCAAGGCTATTAAGCCGTATAGGTCGATGACATGCATTTCTGGGAGCCAAGCGCCTGCCAAGGTGACTGCCTGGGCAAAACCGCCATAGTACTTGTCGTGTTGCCCTAGCTGGCTTGGTTTTTGTTGCATGTTGTAGAGGAAAGTTCCTCCAGCCAGTTTAGCGGCGTCGAGGTAGGCTTGGGTGCCAGCTAAGTCGTAGGCTTTTAGGAGGGCTGGAACTGCTCGCATGGCATCTATGCTATAGTAGTAGCTGCTGCCGTCCTTGCTTTGGAATCCTCCATACGCCAGCTTTGTGTCGTCTGTGCATTGGATAGAAAGCAAATAGTTGGCTAGGGCTACGATCTTGTTGTAGATGTTCGTTTTTTCGCTTTCAAACTGCCCATCAAAGTATGCTTGGTATAGGAAGTCGATGGCGTGGGCGGCTGGAGCTGAACCCCTACCCCACTCTGTGTCGACGCCTGTTCCGGGGATGTAGTAGAAGTAGGGTGCGTAGTCCATGATGAAGTTGAAGTAGGCTTGAGGAACCGTTCCCATTTTCTAGATCCTCTTCAACGTTGATCCGCGCAGTTCTTTCAGCATGCGTTCAAGTTCGGCTTGGAGAACGTCTAGGGGCGGAGCCTTGCTGAGGACACTTACGTTTTGGTCTCCGACAGAGAAGCTTAAGCCCACGGCGGAGCCTCCTGTTAGGTAGCAGATGGCGTATATGGCTGAGAGAACAGTGATAAACTCCTTCTCAGCGTCTGTGCAGTTGCTATAGTCTATTTCTCGGTTGGTTTCCAACTCCAAGGCAACCTCAGCCCTCTTAATCATCTTCAAAACCTTCTCGTCTGGAACCTCCTCCGAAGAAACATTGATTACGTCCCGAACATCATCAGCTGAAACAGATGCCAAAGTCGCCGTCACCGCATTAGAAAAAGAAAATAAGCTTAATTTAAACTTATTTCACGAAAAAAAGCCACCAAAAACGATTATTTCAAAATCTCTACGTCTAAAAAAGATGATTCTTCTGAATATTTTATTTTGAAGCAGAAAATTTCCAATCTAATATGCTTTGATTATTTGATGGGGTGGAAAATTCCGACAACATTAAATCTCTAAGGGAGCACCCTTGTGATTATTGTGCCATTCTTATCATTCTGTAGTAATCATACACACCATACGTCAATAAACTTAACCCAAGAAACCAACTGATGTGATGCAATAGTTCATAGATTTCTGTTTCGCCGGTTATGGCACCAACTATACTCATTAATGAGCCGATCAGTAGGAATATACTAGATAAAAGAACTGGAGACCAGAAGGACCTTCTTATTTTCTTAACTCGAAACTCTATGATGGTGTTTAAGCTAAAAAAGACTAGAAGCAAGGAAATGAAGACACACGCGATGTCAGTTATCAGCTCTACTGGATGCATGCTAAACTCCTTTTGAACTGAGAGGGGATGATGATTAAAAAAGTTATTAATCATTCAGACTTAGATTTCGAGTAACACAAGGAAGCCTTCAGATTATTTCCATGTATTTTTCTCCGTTTTCCGTGATCTGGTAGATTCCTCGGCTAACCCTCTCAATATAGCCTTTTTTTAGTAGGTATCTTAGGCGGTTGTCGAATCTTGTGCGTGTTGCGGAAGGGTGACAAGTAGCCAAAACCTTCTTCTCCATATCTGTCCAATGGACCCTTCCCATCTTCAGCGTTTTGAGAATGATTTTGTCCATTTGGTCCTGTTCTTCTCGCCGTTTGCTCACGACAGCTTCACCTCAACAGGCTTTTGGCAGCTATAGTAGGGCGGTGTATGGTTATGGCAGACATACAGCGTTTCCAAAGTCCAATCAGAAGAAGTTACAGCTTGACCTTTCACCGCATAGCTTTCTTTCCCTCCATAAGTGTTGGGTGTGAGATCCGGAGTGAAAGGCGTCATTTCCGCCCCACAAAGCGGACAATGTTTATAACAATCACAAACAGCCAAATCAGCGGGTCTCTTACGCACCAGAAGCCTACCACATTTGGGACAAGAGCCCCATGCAAATCCAATCTTGGGAACACACAATTTTTATCCAGCCACCTGAACCGAAACTAAACCGTCGCCGTAACCGTAACCCGCCACCGCCGGAACCTCATAGGTTATGACCAATCTAGGAGCGTAGGTTGTTCCACTTTGACACCCCTCAATGGTACATTCGGCATCATCGTCTCCGTCTTCGCTCATGCTCACAGCATATTTGTCATCTCCATCCCTGCAATATTCAACGTCGCCACAGGCATCAATACCCAAATCTTCAGTGTATGTTCCAACCGCCCTCGGATTAGTTGTATTCAAATACAGAGCCCCACCTCCGTAGGCGCAACTAGCAAAACACGTCATTGGTGTATCGTCACAAGGATGTTTGTTTCCACTTGTTCCTCCGTAGCTCCAGATTTTCCAAACTCCTGCCGCACCTCCCGCCCCCGTCACCTTATACTTTAATTCCACTTTGGTTACGTTGGCGTCCGCTGGCAGACTTGAAAGGTTGAAAAACCACCAGCTTCTCCTTGAAACTGTTTGTCCTCCTGTTCCGCCGGGCTGTTTACCTACTTTGAGTTGATGGGTACACGCGGAATCTTTAGTGTAGTTGCTGTCAGTTTTTTCCACGAAGGCGCACTGGTTGCTTCCCTGCCCACATATGAGTTCGAGAGTAGGCATAGTTTTCACCGAACTAAATGATCCCACGTTATCCTAACAATCCACATTTCCACGAGTTCGCCAGTAGTGTAATTTTTAACAGACACTGGCTCCATAAGTTTTAGTTGTTCCGGGAAAATTCTACGCATCCAGTCATAAAATTTCCCCGCAACCCTGAATTCTCCAACTCCACCTTTCCCGAACTTGTTAGCCATTCCTACAACGAGTTCCTCAAAATATCTGTGGTCGTCATTTTCATAGTCCTTGTTATCTACTGTGCAGTAGGCCCAATGGAGAATTCTGCTGTATTCTGGATTGTCAGGAATTTCCTTGAAGCGAATGAAAATTACTGCGCGCACATTTTCCTTTTCATCTTCGGCGCAGAATAGATGGAACCCCTTTATTGGAGCTTCATCGGAGCCGAAATCAATTCCTTCCGTAACAACTTTCATGGCGTATTCAGGTGTCAGCTCCTTCAATACAGGATTCATGCATAGCCTTGGGAAACTCAGTTCCGGCTGGCTTTTAATGAAGTTAACGGCCTTTTTGAAGTCTTCATAGTTTTTTGCTTCATAGAATACCATTCTAAACCTCCTCTATCAGCACGGTTCCCTTCATGGTTCCTGTTCCGCTAAGATAACCATACAAAGCCTCGTCAACCGCGCCTTCAACATTTGCGCCTATAAGATTCATGCCTATGACGCCTTTAGCTTGAATCGCAAAGAGAAGGTCTCCGCCGGTGCCAAACCTCAAGGCTGTAACGATATCAGCGTTGGAAGACCATGCAAACCCCTTAACTCTAATCTTCTTCCCCGACGCAGGAGTATGAACAACACCCGTGCTTGTCAAGTCAATTTTTTTGGCGGTTGCTGTTTTAGAAATGTCCGAAACCTGAACTTTCCCAATTTCGTTTGTTCCTGACGGTAACGGAACGTCAAAGCCAGCGACATCAACTTTTCCAAGGTCTCTAGCTGCGCGATCACTAATATCCCTTGCATAGGGTTCGTTAATCCAGGCGTCGCCAGCCTCGTTGAGTATTTGGCATTGGACAAGACCGCTGGCTCCTCCACCTCCAGCTTGGTATTCCACTCCTTGGTGAACAAGCTGAACCATAAGCTCATGGGTGTTAGCCCTCTGTTTCAGCTGTTGCCCCTGCGACCCATAAACGCGACCTAAAAGACGGTCAGCGCGATCAATTACATCCTGAACTGCCGGATCAGCGGGATAATCAAGCTTCGTTAAGATTTCATCTAACTTATCGTGAATGGCTTTGTAGGATTCAGCGTAGTTGCCCCATTCAACCATTTTAGGGTCACCACAAAAAAGAGGAGAAGAAGTTGGATTATGGCAGCGCTAACCTAACTACCAGCCTGTTCCCCTCGCCACAGCCTTGCTTCTTAATACGCCAAGCCCGATGCGTTCTGAGGCTACGATGCCGTAGCGGTCTCCCTTCGGGTTCTCGAAAGGTTCTGTTAGGATGTCTCGTCTCAGAAGCATGACGGTGGCAACGTCTGTGTCGATGCAGTAAACGGTTCCGTCAGTCACTTTTGTGCTAACGACAATTTTCATGCCAAGATAGGTTTCGCCCAGTATTCCTCGGCGGATGTCAGCCATGCCTCCAAAATAGAAGCTGTGGATAAATTGGTCCTGTTTCCACAAGTCAGCGAGTTGGTTAGGATTGATAACCAAAACTTTAGCGTTGAAGTTTTCCGCCTTCACTCGGTTCCAGAAGCCAACTAGACCATCCCAGTTGAGGGTTCCAGCGCCGTTGTAGGCGCTTCCGCCGGCGAGGTCGCTGGCAGCTATGCCGTCGTAGAGGGCTAAGACCTTTTCTGTTTCCAGCTCTGCGATGGCTCTGCCCACCTCAGCTGTTTGTCTTTCCATGACACCCCATGATGCGTCTTCAAAGAATTTCTTGGAGTATTCGGCGCCAGCTTTGATTTCCATATCTGCTTTGATGTCCACGGTGTCATATTTTTCTTGGGTTATCCAAACCTCTGAGAGTTCGGGGGTTCTGTGGGCTTTGCCGAGCTTTGCCCTTGGGAATCTCACTAGGGTTTCGGTGGTGGGTAAGACCCAGATTATTTCTCTTCCGATTAGGGCTGGTTTGGCGGCTTCCACAACCACATCATGCATTTTTCCGAGGGCGTTGGCAGCGTCGCTGAGGATAGCTTCCCTCATAACAGCGTTTACCATGAGGTTTGACTTAGCCTTCTTAAGAAGGTCGGGCAGAATGGGCTGGTATTCAGGGTCCTTCATGATGGCTTCGAAAAGTTTGGGCATGTTTCATTTCTCCTTTAGGCTTTGTCAACGTAGATTAGTCCCGTGTCGCCGCTGGCAAAGGTCTGCAAAGCAATGCCAACTGCCCTGGCGATTCTGTCTGGAATGTCGCTGGCAGTGTAAGTTCCTGAACCATCAGCCAAAACGATCACCTTCGCGTTGGCGTCTGTCTGAACAGCCTTGCCCCGGTCAATGGCGCCTCCAGCCGTTACCTTCACCACGCCTCGAACGCAAACAGAGCAGAATTCTCCGGATGCAACGGTGTTTAAGGCAACGCCAATAGGGTATTGTGTGGTTGCTGAGCATTTGCTGACTTTCATGTTGGCGCTAAGGTAAACTAGGTCGCCTTTTGTTATGGCTGAAGCAGCCTCAAAGCTTAGCACTATTCCATCGCTTACCATTTCTCCAACTTCAGCGTCAGGCCAAAGATCGGTCATTTACGACTTCCTCCAGTTTTGATGCGGTTTCGGCAAGTTCATCCTTACCTACTCCCGGTCACTGTTTCCAGATGACTCTGACTCCAGCCTATGCTTCAGCTGGCGGACAAGCAATTGAGGCCCGTAACTCCAGGCGCGGACAATCCAGTCTTCAGGCAAAAGGTTCAGAATTTCCTTTTTATTGATTAAATCGGATGGGGATGGCTCAGACGAGCTGATGATTGCCTCGCCAAGAGGCTTTCTTCTTCCAAACTGCTGTGTCTGTTGAATGCCTACGGTGGCAGGGAGTTCGCTTGGAGCCCTCAAATATTGAGGATGATCATTCAGCCAGTTTCTCACCTTTTCGAGGGTCCAGCCTTTGGCTTTCATGAACAGAAGCGCCATAAGCTGAGGATTCTCTGGGTTTTCGCGGAGGCGTCCGTAAATGCCTTGGATTCCGTTTGTTTGGTCTATCCAAGCTGTGAAGAAATGTTCCTCTAGAAACGCTGTTGGATCATGGATTTGGTGGAAGATGAATTCTTGGGGCTCAGTTTGTTCTTTTGCTACCTTTGCTTCCTTTAGTTGTTTGATAATGGCTTCCCAAACTTCTACGACTTCTACAGTTGTGAGGGGGTCGCCGGGATCGAAATCCTTCAGGAGGGATAAGCCAGTGAAGTTGATGCCTCGTGGTGCCACGCCATCAACATTCTCTAAACTTTTCCATTCAAACTCGACGCTGCAGTGTTTTATGTCACCGTTAACAATCTGCCCCATTACAACTGGATCGTTCAGTTGGGCAACGTATTCTATGGCACCGTCCTCGTATTCGGCGCCTAAAACCTTCCCGCGAATCGGCTTGTAGTGATCGAGAATGAGGGGCTTCCCCTTAAGGGAATGAGCTGCCTTCTGTAGTTCCTTCTCCAAATACTCCCGAATTTCAGGCCATTCTTCAGGGTGAACTGTGCGCATGGGATGTAGAGCCTTGCCTCGAATTAGGTTGGAGATGCCTGGCATTTCTTTGATGGAGCCATCCCAGCTGAAGGATTCTTTTGCCTTTTCTTGGCGCTGCTTGAACCATTCCTTTGCCTTTTTTAAGTTCCAGCCTTTCTCTTTCTTGAAAAGATAGCTTATGACTTCAGTTGTTTTCTTGCCATTAGGCTTGCCAATAACCGCTTGAATTCCTTCTTCCTCGCTGAGGGTTATGGTTCTGAGACTGTCAGGCTCAAACTCCTCTTGATTCCTATGCCCTGAACGAATAAACTCCTCAGTTTCTTCCCACGGCAACTAACACACCAAAAAAATAAGGCAACACGATACTGTTAACTTAAGGGACATGAAGCTTTAGGTTGCGTTTTGGTTTCGCCTCTTCAACAACTCCTTTATGGTTATTGCAGTAATTTCCAAATTGTCATGCAATTTTGCTCTCGCAATTTCTTCCCAAGCTCCACTACCAAAACTGAAAGCCACTATATACCCTTTTGTTGCCTTTTTGCGTCTCATTGCAGTTTCAAAATTGTCAATGACATTTCTTCCGATGTCATCAGATTGCTTAACTTGAATAGGATACCCTTCTAAGCTAAACCCATCAATTCCCATATCAGAGGTTTTACGAGCTGAAACTCTACCAAATAACCTTTGAACTACCCAATTCTGAAACTCAAAAGGTGGAAGTTTTCTAAGCTCTTCTTCAGACAGAGGCATACCCATAACATTAGGTGACACATTTAGCTTTCGCATTCTACTTTCCATAAGGTTGCATGCTGTTGGTGAAACATCTATACCAATCCATCTTCGACCGAGTTTGTGTGCGACAACTATTGCTGTTCCACAGCCACAAAAAGGATCGAGAACAATATCCATTACATCAGAAGATGCCGAGATAATTCTATGTAATAGCTTTTCGGGTTTTTGTGTAGGATAACCTAACTTCTCTTTACCCAGAGGATAGCCTCCAACATCATCCCAAACGTCATTGGCTTTTGTTCCCTTTTCAATATCAATGTAGGTTTTCAATCCTACCTTACTCTTCTTTTCCCAATCAGCCAATTTTCTTCGTCCAGTTCTTGCACCTCTAGTATAATACCAACCTTTTTCATCACGCTTGAGACTTTTAAGTAGCTTTTCCGAATATGGTCTGTGCTGAGAGTGAAATTTTACGCGATTGGTTTTGCCATAAAAAAGAAGGGTTTCATGAGCTTTGGGAAATGTTGGTGCATTATCCGCTCTCCTACCTAAAACCCAAATTATCTCGCGAATAAAATTCTCACTACCAAATATCTCATCCATCATCACCTTAAGATAAGCCCCTGCATGCCAATCACAATGAAGATACATAGAACCAGATGGTTTCAAAACTCTATAGCATTGTTCAACCCTTTCTTTCATCCATAAAATATAATTGTTAATCCCCCCTTTCCATCTATCTTCAAAAGCCCTCTTTTCTGCTCCATCATGCCAAATAATCTCATACTGCTGATTTGAAAAGAAGGGTGGATCAGCATAGATCAAATCTACACAATCATTTGGAAATTTAGCTAAAACATCCTTACAATCACCACAATAAATTGTGTTAGTGCTGAAATAAGAGATGGACAT